ATGAAGCTGAACCGGATGCAGATCGATGTGATCCTCAAGGGCATCGCCGGAGGGCTGGACAGGGAGGATGCCTGCCGCAAGGCCGGCATCGACAGGGCGAGCCTCTCCGAGTGGCTTCGCTGCGGTGCGGAGGATGCAGGGAGCGGGCGTCGTTCGCTGAACCGGGAGCTGTTCGAGCGGATCGCCGAGGCCGAGGTCGAATGCGAGGCGTGGCACCTGCGCAATATCAGCAGCGCCGCCGACCGGGACTGGAAGGCGAGCGCCTGGTTTCTGGAGCGGACGCGCCGCGAACGGTACGCGCGCCGCAGCCTGCCGCCGGAAATGGATGAAGAGGGCGACGAATTGACCGTCATCGGATGAGTTCCGTCGGCGGAACGTAAGCAACCACTAAACAGGGAGGGAGAATATGCGAGTATGGACGAATCCGTTATCGAGGGCTCTCATGCCGCTGCAGCTGATGCTCGATGGCCAGGGAGGCGGCGGCGCAGAGGGAGAGGAGCGGGAGGGCGCCGACGCACCCGGCTCCGCCGGTGAGGCGGCCGGCGGCGAGGCCGGGCCGCGTCATGAGGGCGCCCCGGAAGGGGCGGGCGGCCAGGAGGCACCGGCGGGCGAAAGCGGCGGAAAGAGCTATACGCAGGAGGATCTGGACGTGATCGTCGCGCGCAAGCTGGCGCCCTACGCCGGCATCGACGTGCAGGAGTACCGGGCGCTGAAGGAGGCTCGGGCGAAGCAGGAGCGCGAGGCGCTGGAGAAGAGGGGGGATTTCGACAAGATCCTGGCGCAGACGATGAAGGAGAAGGACGAGGTGATCGAACAGAAGGATCAGGAGATCGAGGATCTCGGCAGGCAGCTCACCCGTATCCGGGTGGACAATACGCTGCTCGAGGCCGCATCGGCACAGAACGCGATCAATCCCCGCCAGATCGTCCAGCTTCTCAAGGGCAACGTGCACTACGACCGGAAGACGGATACGGTGGAGGTGCGCGAAAACGGGGCTCCGCTCTACCGGAGCGGCAAGCCGGTCGCCGTGGCGCAGTACGTAGGGGAGTTCCTCTCCGCCAACGCGCACTTCATGCCGGCCGGGCCGTCGGGGAGCGGAGCTTCGGGCGGTGCCGGCGGTGCTGCGCCGGGGTCGGTCTATAAGCTCAGCGCCCAGGATGCGAAGGATCCTGCCAAGTACCGCACGGCGCGCGAGCAGGCCGAGAAGGCCGGCCAGACGGTCGTGATCGATCGGTGAGGCCGGGTGGGCGTTCCAGGGCGGGGGCGCGGTGTGCGGTGTGGAGCTACAACAACCATAAACCATAAGGAGCAACGAAGCGCATGGCCAACAATCTCAATCTGTACGATCCGCTGTTTTATGCCCAGGAGGGGCTGATCCAGCTGGAGAACGCGCTCGGCATGGCCGCGCGCGTGCATCGCGGGTACGACAAGGAGCCGCAGCAGAAGGGCAGCACCATCAAGATCAGCAAGCCGGGTACGTTCCAGGCGCAGGATGCGCCGTCGGTGGATCAGGATCTGCTGCCGGGCGATACCGAGATCCGGCTGGACCGGTGGCGGGAGGTGAAGTTCTCGATCTCGGACAAGGAGCTGAACTATACGGGCGAGAAGATCATCCAGGACCATATCCGTCCGGCGGCCTATGCGCTGGCCAACGATATCGACGTGGCCCTCAACGGGCTTTCGAAGTCGGTGCCGTGGTTCTACAATGCGGCCGAGACGACCGAGGTGAAGGATTTGACGCGGGTGCACCAGATCCTGTTCGACAACCGGGCGCCGATGAACGACGGGCTGCTCCATCTGGAGGTGGGCGGGGAGCTGCAGGCGGGGTTCCTGGAGCTGTTCGCCAATGCGAACTTCGCCGGGACGTCGAGCCAGGGGGTGCAGAAGACGGGCTATATCGGCGATCGGTTCGGCATGGAGATCTTCGGCAACCAGAACGTCGGCACCCACCTGAAGGGGACGGCGAGCACGGGGACGATGGCGGTGAACGGCGCTGCGGCGAAGGGGGCCGTGCTGCTGAGCATGGATGCGACGGCCGTGACCGGTACGCTGGTGCCGGGCGACAGCTTCAGCATCGAGGGCGATGCGCAGCGCTACGTGGTGGCCAATACGGTGACGGCGTCCGGCAATGCGTTCTCGGGGGTGATGATCTTCCCTCCGCTGGCACAGGCGGCTGCCGATAATGCGGTGGTGAGGGTGGATTTGACGAGCCATGTGGAGAACATCGCCTTCCACCGCAATGCGTTCGCACTCGGCATGGCGCCGCTTTCTGAGCTGGGCAATGCGTTCGGGGCGAAGGTGGAGAGCGTCTTCGACGCCAAGAGCGGTCTTGCGCTGCGCTCCAGGATGTGGTACGACGGGGACAACTCGAGGGTGAAGGTGGCGCTCGATGTGCTGTACGGGGTGAAGTGCCTGGACGGGAACCTTGCCTGCAAGCTGCGCAAGGTGTAGGTGGCCAATGGACTCGTGCGCTGGGCGGGCGGCCGGTTCGGCTTCCCGCCTGTCGTGCGGCAACTGTGAACGATCATGGCTTTTTCGACCGACGACGATCTGCGCTCGATGCTGCCGGCGATCTTCAACTACGGCGTCACGAGTTTCGAGGAGTACCACGCGCCGGCGGAGAAGGAGGTTGCGCGCGACGTCCGCCGGCTCTGGATCCCGCGACAGTACCGGGTGTCGTTCAGCGAGTTCGACCGGTTCCGGCTGGAGGCGGCGCAGTGGAGTCGGGCGGCCTGCTGCCGGGTGCTGGGGTGGCATGCGCTGGCGCGCCTTGCGACCGAAACCGATACGGAGGGGTTCGTTGCGATGATTGCGACCTACAGGGCGGAGTACCAGGCGGAGCTCGAGGCGGTGATCGCCGACGGGGTGTGGTACGACACCGGCGACGGGCTGGAGTGGATCGAGTCGGTGCAGAAGGCCGAGACAAGCCGGATCTGGAGGTAGCCGGGTGGCGCTCAAGAGCACCGCATACCTGCCGGCGGTCTACCATACCGGGATCCTGCGCGGCGATACGTTCCGGGAGCGGTTCAGTTTCAGGGTGGGCGGGGAGCCGCTGCTTCTTGCGGGCGCAGGGGTGCGGGTCCAGCTGCGCCGGCGCGCCGGCACGCTGGTGGGGAGCTTCGAGGTGGGGGCGGGCATCGAGATCGAGGGGGAGGCGCTCGTCTGGACGATCGAGAGCGGCGCGACGGCGGGGTATCTGCCGGGCGAGTACCAGTACGATATCGAAATCACCACCGGCACGACGGTGAGGACCTATCTCTCGGGGACCTTCACGGTAGAGAAGGATGTCACGGCATGAGCGATCCGGTCAGTGTTTCGGGTTCGGCTGCCATCGAGGTGACGGTGGCGTCGGTGGGCCCGCAGGGTCCGCCGGGGGCGGATGGCGCGGGCGTGCCGCCGGGCGGCGCAAAGGGCCAGGTGCTCGTGAAGAGCGGGGAGGGTGATGGCGAGGCGGTATGGGCGGACCCGCCGCCGCCGCTCGAAATCGACGGCGGGACGTTTTAGGCGTGTGCAGGGTCTCTAACAAGCAACCTGAAAGGAGTGATCAAGCATGGCAACCATCAGAATCAAGCGGGGCCTGAAGGCCAGCCTTCCCTCGAGCGGCATGGTGGCCGGCGAGCCGTTGGTGACGACCGACCGCGGCACCTTGCATGTGGCGACGGCGGCGGACGAGAAACTCCCGGTGGTGCCGGCGCTCGAGGACCTGCAGGCGCTGGCTTCGATCGAGGGGGAGAGCGATCTCATCATGCTGCACGATGCCAGCGAGGAGGCGGGCCAGAAGGAGAAGAAGATCACCTTCGCCGATTTCAAGAACGCGCTGAACATCCCGGAGGCCTCCACCGACGAGATGGTTGCCCTCGCTCCGGGCGGTACGTCGGGCTACCTCTTCGGCAGCGACGGCACAAACGGCGTGGTGGCGATGGGCGAGGGGCTCAGCTGGGCGCTGAACGCCGAGGGCACCCAGGCCGTGCTGTCGATCGGTACGATCGACGGCGGGACGTTCTAGGAACCCACGAAACCCGAACAATCAACAATGGCAAAGCCCATTCTCCTGAAGAAGTCCACCATCCCCGGCAGGGTGCCCGGGACGGAGGATCTAGAGGTCGGAGAACTTGCGCTCAATACCGCCGACCGGCTGCTCTTCTCCCGCCACTCCGACGGCACCGTCTTCACTGTCGGGGTGACGGCCTCGGCCGTCGAGGCGGCGCTGGGCTACATGCCCGCCGACGGTGCCGCCATCGGCCAGATCGCCGCCCTCCTGGAGGCGATATGAGCATCGCCTCTGAACTGGAGCGGATCGTCGGCGCCAAGGAGGCGATCCGGCTGGCCATCGTCGAAAAAGGGGTGCCGGTCGACGGCTCCGAGCCCCTGGAGGAGTATGCCGCGTATGTCGGGGAGCTTTCGGGGTACGGGGCGTGGGTGCGTCCGGCGGACTGGCTCCCGCTCGAGGCGCTCGGGGAGGGGGACGAGGGGCTCGTGGGGCTCGTGGCGGTGTTCGACTCGGAGGGGGAGGCGCTCTCGCTCTCGGCTTCGGGCGCCTACCGGGTCGAGTGGGGCGACGGGGTCGTCGAGGAGTACGCCGCCGGCGCCCGGGCCGATCATTTGTATGACTACGCGTCGCTTCCGGGTACGGAGTGCTCGCGGGGGTACCGCCAGGCGGTGGTGCGCCTCTCGGCGCAGGCGCCAGGTGCGCTCACCTCGCTCGACCTGCAAGAGCGCCCGGCGATCTTTCCCGGCGCCGATGCCGGCTCGCGCTGGCTCGATATCGAGGTCGCCGGCGGCTCGCTCTCGGCCCTTGCCGTCGGCGGTTCGACGGTGCGCACCTCGATGCTCGAGCGCTGCCGCTGCGCGAAGTGCGCCGTGACGGATCTCGGCGGGCTCTTCTCCCGCTGCGACGCGCTCGCTGTCGTGCCGTTCTTCGACGCCTCCGCGGCGACGGGCATGGAGGGGATGTTCTCCGGGTGCTCGTCGTTGCTGGAGGCGTCGCTTGTGGGCAGCAGGTCGGTGTCGACCGTGGCGTCGATGTTTTACGATTGCACGGCGCTGCAGCGGGCGCCGTCGTTCGACACCTCCGCCGTGACGGATATGAGCTCTATGTTCTACGGGTGCCGCTCGCTTCGCAGGGTGCCGCTCTTCGATACCGCTGCGGTGACGAGCGTGGAGTCGATGTTCGAGGGGTGCGGCGCCCTGCAGGAGCTGCCGCTCCTGCAGACGGGCTCGGTGACCGACATGGGCCGGATGCTGCGCGACTGCTGTTCGCTCCTCTATGTGCCGCCGTTCGATACGGCCTCGGTGGTGGGGATGCGGGAGATGTTCTACGGGTGCCGCTCGCTCCTCAGCGTGCCGCCCTTCGAGACGGGGTCGGTGACCGACATGAGCTACATGTTCGGCCGGTGCTCGTCGTTGCAGCGGGTGCCGTTGTTCGACACCGCGTCGGTGACGAACATGACGGCGGCGTTCAGCTATGCGTACGCCCTCGCGGAGCTCCCCGCGCTCGAGGCGGGGAGCGTGACGGCCTTCGGGCCGGCGATCTTCACCCCCGGCGCGTTCCAGGGGTGCGCTTCACTGCGCCGTTTCGGGCTGCAGGGGGTTGGGGCGACGTTCAGCGTCGCCGGCTGCGGGCTGGGGCCGGTGGCGCTCGACGAGCTCTACATGTCGCTGGCCGTGGTGAGCTCCAGGACCGTGACGGTCACCGGCAACTGGGGGACCGGCGGCGACCATCCGGAGATCGCGACGGCGAAGGGGTGGACGGTGACGGGGTAAAGGGTATCGAGAGAACACTGAGAAGAGGGGGAAAGTAGTATGGCATTCTACAAAAACGACGGGGGGGCGCTGCTCGAGGCGCCGAACTTCGTGCTCAACCGGGCCTACGAGCTGCGGGCGGAGAGCCATCTGGAGCAGGAGTATCCGGTGGACGGGTGGTGGTGGTTCGAGAGCGCCGGGGAGGCCTGCGGGTTTTTCGGGGTGCCGGTGCCGGCCCCGGCACCCGAAGAGGGTGGAGAGGCTGAAGCGGGTGAAGAGGGGGTGCGGCCATGACGCCGAGCTGGGTCGAGCATGTCGACCTGGTGCAGGCCATCCTGGTGGGGTGCATCGGGCTGATCTCGTGGTTCACGGCGCGGACCCTGAAGCTCGTCGATCGGAACCAGACGGAGCTGTTCGAGCGCATCACCCACCTGGAGCGGGAGTTCTACCGGCTGCAGGGGGAGCATGAGGCCAACCGGTTTTTCCGCATAACAAACCATCAGTCATGATCGATATGGAAACGAAACAGAAGAGGGCGCTCTCTGTGCTGCTCGACAACGGTCACGGCTCCGATACGCCGGGCAAGCGCTCGCCGGAGTGGGGGGACATGGAGCAGCTCTTCGAGTGGGAGTTCAACCGCGCGATTACAAAGCGCGTGGCGGCCGGGCTCGAGCGGCTCGGCATCGAGTGCGAACTCGTGGTGCCGGAGGAGGAGGACATCTCCATCACGGAGCGGATCGTGCGCGTGAACACGAGGGCGAGGAGGGCCTCCTCGGACGGCCGTGCTGCCATCCTTGTCTCGGTGCACGCCAACGCCTCGCCCGATCCGCTTCGGCCCGGCAGAGGCTGGGAGTGCTGGACCTCGCGGGGCCATACGAAGTCCGACGAACTGGCCGAGATGCTGTACCGGGAGGCGGCGCGCTATCTCTGGGGGTTCCTGCGCCGGAAGGACAGGCGCGACGGGGACAGCGACAAGGAGACGAACGCGTTCTCGCTGCTTTCCAGGACGATCTGCCCGGCGGTGCTGACCGAGAATCTGTTCATGGATAATCCCGAGGAGTGCCGGTTCCTGCTCGGCGAGAGCGGGAGGGAGGCCGTCGCGCGGCTCCATCTGCAGGCCATCGTCGAATACAACCGCCGCTTCGGCATCAACCACATCTGAGCCATGGGCGTTCCGGTTATCGGGGAGATCATCGCGGCGGTGGGTTCGGTCATCGACGAGCTCCATACGAGCGGCGAGGAGAAGAACGCCGCCGCGCTGGAGCGGCTGAAGCTCGTCCAGCGGCAGCTCGTCGGTCAGCAGGAGATCAACCGGGAGGAGGCCGGGCACGCGAGCGTCTTTGTCGCCGGATGGCGACCGATGGTAGGGTGGGTGTGTGCGGTGGCGCTGGCCTATGCGGCGATCCTGGAGCCGGTGGGGCGGTTCCTGGCGGTGGTGCTGTTCGGGTACCGGGGGGAGTTTCCGGCGGTGGATACGTCGGTGACGATGCAGGTGCTGCTCGGCATGCTGGGGCTCGGGGTGATGCGGAGCTGGGAGGGGAGCCGGGGGGTGAAGCGCAGCTCCCTTGAGCGATGAAGGTCACCATCCGCAAGGACCGGATGCTGCCGCACCAACGGGAGTTCTGGGAGTGCAGGAAGTTCCTGAACCTGCTCGTCGGCGGGTACGGGTGCGGCAAGACCCATATCGGGGCGCTGAGGGTGATCTGGCTGAGCTACCTCAACCGGCCCTATCCGGTGCTCTACGTCAGTCCGACCTACCCGCAGGCGCGCCGCACCATCATCTTTACCCTCGAAACCCTGCTCTCGGAGGCCGGGGTCCGCTACAGCTACAACAAGAGCTATCATGAGATCCGCATCCCGGGCTGGGGCGGGCTGATCTGGATCGCCAGCGGCGAGATCCCCAATTCGCTGAAGGGGCCGAACGTGGCGGCGGCCGGCATCGACGAGCCGTTCATCCAGAAGCGGGAGACCTTCGAGGTGATCCTTTCGCGCGTGAGGGAGAACAAGGCGCCGCACAACGAGATCTTCCTGACCGGGACGCCGGAGCAGCTCAACTGGGGCTACGAGGTGGCCATGAACGACGAGGGGCGCTTCGACATCCAGGTGACCTACGGGCGCACGGAGGACAACACCCACCTGAGCGCTCAGTTCATCTCGATGCTCAGGAGCGCCTACGACGAGAATCAGGTGGCGGCGTACATGAACGGGATGTTCGTGAACCTGACGAAGGGGAGGGTCTACCGCTATTTCGAGAGGACGGAGCATGTCAGGGCGGCGGAGTCCCTCCGGCCGGGGCCGGAGGAGGCCGTCCAGGCGGGGATCGATTTCAATGTGGAGTACATGACGGCGGAGCTGTTCGTCCGACGCGGCGACCGGCTCCATTTCTTCGAGGAGATACGCCTGGCCGATGCCGATACCTACCTCCTGGCCGACCTGCTGCACGGGAAGTATCCCGGCATAACGCTCTATCCGGACGCGAGCGGGAGCAGCCGGAGGACGAGCGCGAGGAAAAGCGACCACACGATCCTGCGCGACCGGGGGTTCCGTGTCCTGGCGCCGAAGGCCAATCCGGCGGTGAAGGACCGGGTGAATGCGGTCAACAACCTGCAGCGGACCGGCCGGCTGACGGTCGGCGACTGCCCCCATCTGGTGAAGGATCTGGAGCGGGTGGTGTGGAAGAGGGGGGAGCTCGACAAGCATTCGGATCCGAAGCTCACCCATGCGAGCGATGCGGCGGGGTACGCCGTCAGTTACCTCTTCCCGGTGAGGATAGAGCGGCCGTATGAACAGCCAACCGTCTGGAGGGTATAGCTATGGCTACTGCGAACAGCGCGCTTCCGTCCCTTGCCTCGCTTTTCGAGAAACATCCGCTCTACGGGGCCTACAGTGCGGAGTGGGAGTATTACCGAGAGAGCTACCAGGGGGGGAAGGCCTACCGGGATGCACGGCTGCTCTATCCCTACCGGTTCGAGAAGGATGCGCGGGGGGCTTCGATGTACGAGGAGCGGCTCGGCCAGACGCCGCTCGACAACCACGCGGAGAGCACCCTGCACACCTACTCGTCGTTCCTGTGGAAGAAGAAGCCGCAGCGGGACCTGGGCGTGCTCGCCGACGATCCGGAAACCCTGGCGATGCTCCGGAACGCGGACCTGGAGGGGACGCCGCTCGACGAGTTCATGCGGGCGGTGCAGATCCATACGGGTATTTACGGCCATGCGTGGATCGTCGTCGACAAGGCCCCGCACCGCTGCCGCACGCTTGCCGAGGAGCGCCGCAACGGGATCCGCCCGTACCTGGTGCGCTATGATCCGCCGAGCGTCTACAACTGGGTGATCGAGCGGACGGCGGCGGGGGCGGTGGAGACCGCCTACCTGAAGGTGGTCGAGGAGGAGCAGGGGGCCGGCGGGGTGAGCTCGAAGACGGTACGGATCTGGACGCGGGAGCGGACGGAGGCGTACCGGGTGGGCGGTAATGCGAACAGGGTGGAGCTCCTCCACAGTGCGCCGAACCCGATCGGGATGGTGCCGGCCATCTGCCATTACGGGCGGAGCCGGCTGCATCGGGGGGTCGGGGCGAGCGAGATCAAGGATGTGGCGCGGCTGCAGCAGAGCATCTACAACGATCTGTCGGAGCTGGCGCAGACGATCCGCAACACCAACCATGCGACCCTCGTGAAGAACCCGGAGGACGATCTGGCGGGAGGGGCCGGCGGGGTGGTGGTGATGGCGGAGAGCACGGAGGCGGGCAAGAAGCCCTATCTGCTGCAACCGCAGATCTTCCAGCTGGACGGTATCATCAAGAGCATCGAGAAGAAGGAGGAGATGATCAACCGCATGACGCATCTGGCGCCGGTCAGGAGCGTCAGGACGCAGGCCGAGAGCGGCGAGGCGATCAAGACGGAGTTCCAGCTGCTGAACGCATTGCTTTCGGAGATGGCCTCGGGGCTGCAGATGACGGAGTACCGGATGCTGGAGATCTTCTGTCGGTGGCTCGGAAAGGAGCGGGAGGGGGAGCGGGTAATCATCAAGTACCCGGAGAAGTTCGAGCTGCGGGACCGGCAGCAGGACCTGAACCTCCTGAAGGAGGCGGGTGGGCTGACGGTCAACAGCCCGACGTTCCAGCGGGAGCTGCAGAAGCTGGTCGCCTCCATCGCGCTGGAGGACGATGCGCAGCTGGAGGAGATCAACGGGGAGATCGAGGGAAGCGGCTGAGACGGCTTCCATGGCGAGCGAGCGGCGGTGGGCTGCTGCTCGAGGGCGGGGAGGGGGAAAAGAGAACGCCCGGAAGGGAGGTTCCGGGCGCTGCGGGTGGGGGCTTCAGGCGGCCTGCTGCAGCAGCTGGCGTTTCCTGATGAAGGCGACGGCGAGGCCGCCGATGCCGAGCAGGAGGTAGGTCGAGGGTTCGGGGACGGGGCTCGCTTCAAGGGCGGCACCTAAAAGGGAAGAAGAGCTCCCTAGGGTTATTGTGCCACCGTCGTAACTGCTGATGTCAAATGTAATGTAGTTGGTATCCCAGTGCGTGTCCTCCGGGAATGTAGTTGGTGTGCTCCCACTCACCGCTGTGCCGTTAATTGTGACTACTGGTGCCAACAGCGAGGAGTCCAGATAGTATAACGTTAGCGTGTCATATCGGCCGGTCGGCACATTTGACATAGTGACCGTATTGTAAAAATAGCTATTGTCGAAGATAGTGGTGTTATAAGCGCTAGATTGGTAGTAGACTTGTATGCCATCGTCGTACGTTACAACATGGTTGGTAGCATCGAGCGAGGTAGGGTTGTTCCAAGTCCTATCAAATTGGTTGAAAGTAGTGCCAGCAGAGTTCGCGCTAAAATTGAGATAGATTATGTCTGCCTCCGCCCTCGCCGGCGAAAGGTACAGTGCGCCGCTCAAGGCGATGACGGCTGCGAAGGTCTTCGCCAGCCGTGAAACCATTTTAGGGTATTTGTCTTGCATGCTAAGGTGTTTTTTTAGAATACGTTGACGGTGTTCGATAGTATTTGCCCTCTCAATGCTTGTCCATTCTTGCATGATGGCGCCGGATCGCTTCCGGAGAAAGATATGCTATTAATGTAGTATAATGCGGAGAAAAAATGCAAGAGAAACTGCCAAAAATCTTGTTTTATCGGGGCTTTAGCTGCAAGCGTCCCCTCCCGTTGACGGGCTTGAATTCCTTGCTGTTGCGTTGTTGAAGAATTCAATTCTTCGCCGGGCGGCACGCAATCGCCGCTCGGGGAGATGACGCGCAGCTGGAGGAGATCAACGGGGAGATCGAGTTGAATGGCGGGTGAGTATCTGGGCGTGGCATCCTGATCCCGTGTACGTAGTATCCTGCGGTTAGGTTGTCATATCCACCCCGACCGTAAGCTCCGCCCCTCGGCAACGAGCCTGCACCGTCTTCGGGTGACGCGCACGCCGGCTTTGCCTGGCAGGGAGCCTCAGTGATGAGGCTCCCCGCAGTACGTTGCCTGTTGGCACCGCTGGCTCATGGGTGGACTGGGCGATGCCGGCGGTGTGTCACGGGCAGAGGGGAAAACAAACGTGAGCAGCCCGAACGGGAATGACGCTGCAGCGGGGTGAAGCGCTTCATCGGCAGAACGGAAAAAGGCTTTGACTTAGGGGGGGGCGGCGTGTGGCGACGAATCCCGCACAAGGCTTCGTGATTTCGGGGCATCTTCGACCCAAACAGTTCCTCAGCGGTTCCTCAGCGGTTCGGATGTCATACCCGCCGCCTCCTCGAGGGCGTTGGCCTCTCGGGCCATAAGACTGTTCAATACCCTTCTTCGTTCAGTTTTCGGTACTCCTCGCATCCCGCCTGGTGTCCATTGTCACAAGCCTTGCCAAACCACTCTTTTGCCTGTCGTTTATCCTGCCTCACGCTGCTGAGCATGGGCTGATTGATGCGGACTACGGTGGGGGGAGAGGAGGGGGGGGTCGAGAGGAGGGGGGGCATCATAGTAAAAAGCCCCGGTTCTTGCCGGGGCTTTTTTTATTTCTGGTCGATCGGTGGGTGATCTTTCGGCAGCAGCAGTTTCATCGCCTCCAGCATCAGCCTTCCGGCACTTTCGAAATCGTGTTGCCGTCGTTCGGCACTCTCCAGCAGCATCGGCCCCTCTCCGGTTAGCAGCCAGTGCAGGTTGACCCCTTTTGTTCCAATATTTGCGATAAGGTGATCGATCTTTGGCTTGCTTCGACGACATCTCCAGTTTGAAATCGTCGTTTCCTTCTCTCCTATTATATCTCCTAAGGCCCTGTTTCCGCGAGCGTTAAGGGCCTCTTCCAGTCTTTCGACGATAATCTTGCTGTCCATTGTGCCGTAAAAATAGGTTGTTGTTTTCTTGTATGTAATCCAATTTCTACGCAGAATATCCAAAGAAGGAAGGAGAATTCATAGCGGAATGTGCAAACAGAGGAAAAAATGGGGACAGCCGGCGACCATCGTCGGCAGCTGCGCGGCGGGAGCGCGAGGAGCTGCTTGGCCGGATAACAGCCCGATAGGGCAGGAGGTATGAGGAGAGAAGCGGTCATGGCCGGCACGACGGCCGAGGGGGAACGGGGCCGACGAACGGGTCGCAGCGTTCCTCGGCGGCAATGAGCAGGCCGTAATCTCGATAGCATTCGTCACAAGCGGGCAGGGCGGAGGGCTCGCTGCAACACGCCGGGAACCGGGGTGCAACAGGAGGGAAGGATGAGCATGACAATGGCAGCAGCGACAGAAAAAAACATGGAGACTCGGGTGCCGGCAACACCCTGCCGGGAGATCGTGCTGCAGATGCAGCTCTCGCAGGACGCCATCGCCGAGGCCTGGATGCTCTATCTCAAAGTGCAGGGGCTCGACCCCGTGATGGTCAGCGTGACGGCCGGCGAGTCGGGTATCAGCGCCAACGTCCACATACTCGGCCTCGAAGAGGCGGCGCGCCGGTGAGGGCGCGCCGGTTCACGCAAACCATGCTGACGCAGGCCATCGTGATCCTCTTCGGCATCTCGGCAGGTGGCGGCGGGGCATGGTGTGCCGAGGCCGGGTTCTGGGCGTCGGCGATCCTGCTCGTCATCCAATGCAGCACACTCAACAACGACGTATGAACGACTCGGCGCAGCGCCATATCCGCCTCGAGCGGATCAGCCTCAGGAACTCTACGGGCATCGAGGCCTTCGGCATCACGCCCGAGGGCAGGGGTGCCGCCATACGGGGCGGCACCGGCACCGGCAAAAGCACGGTGGCCGACGCCCTCGGCTGGCTGCTTTTCGACAAGAGCCAGGCGGGGGAGCAGGTCTTCTCGTTACAGACGCTCGAGGCCGGCAACGAGGCGCTGCACGGTCTCGAGCACTCGGTCGAGGCGACCCTTTGTGTCGGGGGTGCGGCCACGACGCTCAAGAAGAGCCTGAACGAGCGGTGGAGCAGGAAGAAGGGGGCCGCCGCGCCGGAATGCATCGGTCATGAAACCCTCTACCATATCGACGGCGTCCCGAGGACGAAGGCCGAATACGACGAAGCCGTCCGGGCGCTCTGTCCCGAAGAGCAGCTCAGGCTCATCACGAGCGCTTCGTATGGCACTTCGTATTCCAATGCTCTCAAATGGCCGCAGCGGCGCCGCCTGCTGCTCGACATCGGCGGCGAGGTGAGCGGCCAGGAGGTCGTCGACGCCCATGAAAATCTCGGGGAGGGTCTCGGGGAGGGGTTCGGGGAGGTCGAGGCCGTCTTCGACGGCCACACCCTCGACGAGCGGATGAAGAGAGGGCGGGCGGCAATCCTCTCGGGCGATACGGCCGATATCGGGGCGAAGATCACGGAGCTGAAGGAGGGCCTCCGCAGCGGGAGCCTGCAGCGGGAAGATGCACTGCAGAGGAGCGCCCGGCAAAAGGATGCCGCACGTGCCGAGGTCGAGGCCTTCCGGCGTGTGATTGAGGACGCCACGGCCGCCGCGGACTATGCCGCTAGTGCCGTCGGTACCCTTCAGGAGGAGATCGAAGGGCTGCGGGCAAAATGGAGCCGTGAGCAGGCCGCGGTATACGATGAAGGATCCTGCCCCTTCTGCGGCCGGGAACTCCCGGCCGGGGAACTTCGCCGGTGCTTCAGCCAGGAGAAGGCCAGGAGGCTCAAAGCGATCGAGGCCGGTGTCGCTGCCAGTGCCAAAGAGAAGGCGCGGCAGGAGGCGACGCTGGCCGTCCTCTGTGAGAAGATCGAGTCCGGCAGGCGCCGCATGCAGGAGGCTGAAGCGCGCAGCGCGGCTCCGGTGCCGCCCTGCGAGCTTCAGCCGCGCGCCAGGGAGCGTGGGATCGCGGAGCTCGACAGGGAGATCTCGGGCATCGAAGCCGAACTCGCCCGTGACGACTCGATGGCCGAAACCGGCGAAACCCTCGTCCCTTCGCCGGGCGGCGCCATGGTCCCCTGGAGCGACGCCGGCACCGGCGCAAGGCTGGAGGCCGGCCCGGAGACCAGGCCCGTCGCCGACAGGGCGGGCCGGGAGTTCAGCATGAAGGAGGAGCCGGAGTGAACGAAGAGCGGATTACGGGGGGTGCTCCCTCACGTGAGGCGCTCGAGCGGGAGCATGCTGCAACCATGCGGCGCCTCGATCTCCTCAGAAAGGAGTTTGCCGACTATGTCAGAATCCAGTCCGAGGCCGCCGTGCCGCCGGATGTGGCCGATTCGGTCGCCATGATCGAAAAGACCTTCAAGCGCCTCATGCAGCACGCCGAGCAGAGCGCAAGGCGGCGCTACGCCGCCCGGCTCGGCGAACGCTGAGGCCGCTGTTCCCCGCATACGTATCTCACAACCAAACCCTGTCGCCTATGTTGATCAAAAGAGGAAACGGAAGCTATGTCCAGATGTCGACGAGGCCCCTGGAGAGCCGGCCCGAGTATTGGACGGAGTGCCGGGGGTTCGGCCACGGCTTTTCGCAGCAGCTCCATCTCGATGAGCAGGAGCTGCTCAGGAGGAGGGGGGAGTTCATCGTCTACGAGAGCTGTCGGAACCGGCACTGCATCGATGTGATCGGTAAGGGGGCCGGATTCATCGACAGCACCCGTGCGGGCGTCTTCAGGCGCTTTTTCGAGTGGGCCGATGCCAAAGAGGATCGAAAGGAGGGTCGATGAGGGCGGGGGAGGCCGTCGGCGGCAGCGGGGCGGCGGAGGGCTCCGGCGGATGGGTGAAGCTCCACCGGCAGCTGGCGCAGTGGGAGTGGTATACCGACGCCAACACCTTCCGGCTGTTCGTGCACCTGCTGCTCATGGCCAACCATGCCGACACCCGGTGGCGCGGACAGCGTGTCCGCCGCGGCCAGGTGCTGACGGGGCTCGAGCAGCTCTCGGGCGAGCTGAGGCTTTCGGTGAAGAGGGTACGCGTCGCGCTCGAGCACCTCGTTTCGACAGGCGAAGTGACAAACCGTTCGACAAACCGCTACCGGGTGATAACCATCACCAACTACAGCTTCTTTCAGGGCGGAGTAGAGCCGAAACGGCAGGCCGGAAGGCGGGCGGAGGGGAAGGAGGATGGGCCGAAAGAGGGCAGGCAAAGGGCAGCATCCAAGAAGGGAAAGAATGAAAAGAACGAAGAGTCCCTGGGGAAGGGCGAAGCGGAGGGGCTCTTGAATCCGGGGTTTTCGGAGGGGTTCATGCATGGGGTGTGGGCGTTCTACGCCGCCAACAAGAGCCGTCCGTACCGGAACGCCAGGGTCCAGAACGTCGCCCTCCGCCAGCTCCATGAGATGAGCGGGGGGAGCGAGGAATGCGCCGGTGAGGCGCTGCGCCAGACCCTTGCCAACGGCTACCAGGGCTTCACCTGGTACTTCAGCCGCAACCAGCAACCAAACCTGGAGGGAGGCAGTCATGGCAGAGGAGCAGAGGGGCCTGCAAAGAGCGACCACGCAGCGCTCATGCAGGCAATCGCAGATCGCGCGAAGGGAATGGGATGAGCGGGCCTCGCAGGGTGAGGTCATGGAGATGCTCGCCGAGGTGCAGCGCTCGAAGGGGAAGTGGTACAGCGAGGTGATGGCGCGCTTCTACGCCTCCGCCGTCGCCGAACGCACGAGAGAGCATCTCGATGGGCTCGTGGGGGCGGTCAGGGGGACGGGGATCAACCGCTCGGATCTCGTCGTGGTGGCGCGCCGGCTGCGGCAGGGGGAGTTTTCGGGAACGACCTATATGCCGCTGCCCGACGAGGCGGCCATCATCCGCACGGTGCGGGAGGTGCAGCGCGAGGGGGTCGGTAGGCGGGCCGCCGAAGAGAGGGCGCCGCTCGAGCTCGAACCCGTCGACATGAGCGAGTACGAGGGCATGAGCGAGGAGGAGAGCTGGAACGCCCTTGTTGAAAAGGCTTACCGGAAGCTCGGCGGCCGGTAG